TTCCTGGGCGTTTTAATTTTACAACAACTTTTTGACCGTTTTGGAGTACGGCCATGTGGACTTGACCGATACTCGCGGATTTAAATGGTACATGGTCAAATTCCTTAAAAATATCATAATCTACAATGGTATCGAATTCCACGGGAGGAACGTCATCTTGTAAGGATTCCAATTCTTTTGTAAATTCCGGTGGATAGAGGTCTCCCCTCGTCGAAGCGATCTGACCTAATTTTACAAACGTTGGACCGAGTTCAAGGAGTTCACCCTTCGTCCATCGACCAAGTTCTGTTTTATTTTGTACAGTGGTATTTTTCCATAGAAACTTACCAGCAAACTTCCATGTTTTCAACCTTCTGCTAGGAACTTTGATTGGTACATGTTGAGAAACACATAACATTCTACTTTCTATAAAGGTTTTTATTTTCTTAACTTATATAAATGAATTTTTCTAACCTTTTCGGATCAGTCACAAATCCAATTGAAAAGTTTCTTCAACCTCCTTCATTAGTTTTTTCACTCATCGTACTTTACCAAGGTTTATTCTCTGGTAATGCCGTCGTGATCCCCCAGCGTTTAAAAGTTCTATTCGGTAATAAGTTCTTTCGTTTATTCTCCCTATTTTTAATTACTTTAACATCATCCAGGGATGTTGAGTATGCGATTTTATCTACCGTGATTTTTGTGTCATTTATTTACGCAATGAAAACTCCGGAGGAGCGTGAGAAGACTGGACTGATTTAATTTATTTGTTAATTACAGAATGAAGATTCATATCATAGGTGCGGGTCCGAGTGGTATGTCTTTAGCTTGGGAATTTCTCAGAGCAGGAAATGATGACATAACAATCTATGATAGAAAACTATCTGCTGGTGGATCGTGGTGGGAGCCGGAAATAGAGACAAGAGATCTTCACGCACACAGGATCGTATTCGATCGTGCGTTTATCAATACACAATCACTCTTCAAAGAGATGAATATTTCATGGAATGATATATTCCAACCCGTGAATAAAAAGAAGTATCTTGATACTGCTTTTAAGTCTTTAAGTTTTGGGGATTACAGAATCCTGATTTCACTCTGTTATCGTGTACTCACACAATCAGATAAATACAAAGGAATATCTCTCATGGAAGCAATTGGACCTCTCAGTGAGAAGGGTCGAGGATACATAGAACATTTACCGTTGATAATGGATGGTGTCACTTGGGATGTCATGTCCGCCTATGAATTTGTAAAAAATATAGATCATACTTCACTTTCGAATATGTATACACAAAGAGTCTCTGGTAAAGTGATGTGTGATGCCATGGAAAAGTGTCTGTTAGATCACGGTGTTAATTTCATTTTTGGAACTGAAGTAACTTCCATAGAGTATCGAAGTGATGGATATTCCGCTAAGTTTAATACCGATCAAATTATAAATGATGGCATGTTATTCTTGTGTGTGGATAACAGCCCAGCTCTAAAACTATTGGGTGATAACTGGGGTCCTGACGCGGAGAAAAAGTTACGAGGAAGTACATATGGTGCCATAAATGTTCTTCTTGATTATGACAAGAAACCAGTACTAAAAACAGATATAGAAATAGCAACACAAACCAAATGGAATTTACAACCTAAAGTTCTTTCGGATGGAAAAACGGTTTCGTGTGTTATATGTAATTTGACCGAAGAGATTACGAGTTCCAGTCCTGAAGTCATAAAAGGAGAAGTTCTCAAACAACTCGGTTTACCCGAACCAAATGATATACGAATTGGGTGGGGTGCGGAATGGGAAGGCGACAAGTGGACATTTTCTCAATCGTCGGGCGTTCTCAGTCTCCATGGTCAACTCCCATTTTTTGGAAATTGTTCAAAAGTTGCCATGTGTGGTATGATGTCCCCTAGAAATACACCATACTCGAGTATCGAGTCAGCCGTTGAAGTGTCAAGATCTCTGAGTCATCAAGTATTCGGCACTAGAAAGCCACTCAAACCTCTTCTCGTTTCCCACGTTTTGTTGTACACTTTTGTGATACTTATAGTTTTAACGTTAGTTTATTTCAAGAAGAAATGAAATTTCTAGGAAAGGTACATGAACCTATTTATGAGTTCAACGACAAAAAGTATATTCGTTTTATAATTCCATCTAAGTGTTCAGAAATTATAGAGCGAATGCATATAAATAAATGGCGTTTTCTATCTAACCCAAACATTGACAACCCATTGGATGGTAACATCCTAACAGTAAAAGTTCCATTTAGGTACCGACGAGTCATGTGTAACGTTCAAGGAAAACCTATTCAATCTCTTGTCAAAAATGACGAAGCCGAAATTGAAATAGAGTTCAAGGGTGCATGGAATGTCGGTAATTATTCAGGGTTATCTTGGGTACTTTCTTCCTCAATCTTCTCGAGTCCTTGACTAGGATCTACGGGTAATTCAATAGTGTTCACACCACCCTTTTTTAGATTAGAGAAGGTTTGAAGCATTCCTTGGAGACGAAAAACTTCTTGAGTCATTTGTTCGATATTTTCTTGAAGTCGTTTAATATTCTCATCAATGTCAAGAGTAGGCATCGTGTACTTATTTAAAGTTTCGCATCTTTAAATAAGTATGCTCTCCCGAACAGGATACATCGTGAATACAGGTCCGATTCAGGAAATTAAAAAGGAACTTACCGTAAGACCTATAGTAAATGGGGATTACGGATTCCCTCCACCACCTTTCAAAGTTTTCAGAGCAGCTAAGAATGGAGTCTGCGTTCCAAGATTCTATGGAACTTCTAAACTTGGAGAACCAAGTGAAGATAGGAGACCAGAACCCAGTCGCATCAATACCAAGTTTGTTGGGAAACTTCGAGATTCTACACACCAAAATGATGCCCTCCGAGCAGCAATTGAAGCAGGGCATGGTGTGCTTTCTTTACCATGTGGGTACGGCAAGACGACGGTATCCCTGGCCATAGCATGTAAGTTAGGTTACAGAACCATGATTGTCGTACATAAACAATTCTTAGCAGATCAATGGCGAGAAAGGATTCAACAGTTTTGTCCAGGTGCCACGATTGGTGTAGTACAACAGGATAAGAAGGAAGTTGAGTGTGACTTTGTCATCGCTATGCTTCAGTCATTATCACTCAAAGAATATTCATTTTCAGACTTTGATAGTGTAGGAACTCTCATAGTAGATGAGGCACATCATATCTGCGCAAAGGTATTTAGTCAGAGTTTGTTTAAAATGTGTCCCAAGCACATCTTTGGACTTTCAGCGACACCAGAACGAAAAGATGGTCTCACGAAAGTGCTTCATTGGTTTATGGGTCCAACATTCTTTGCGGTTGAAAGAAAGAATCAAGAACAAGTTGAAGTGTTTCAGGTTACGTTTGATTCACCGAATTATAGAAACCCTCCACCATCTATGAGAAATGGAAAGATTTCAATGCCAAATATGATTACATATCTAGTTGAAGATCGTCAAAGAAATAAGATGTTAGTAGAATTGGTGAAAAAGGCATCAGCAGGTACTCGACAACTTTTAGTTCTCAGTGATCGCCGTCTTCATTGTGAATTTCTTCATCAATGTTTCCCTAAAACTTCAGGACTCTATATGGGTGGTATGAAAGAAGCCGCTCTTCAGGAATCTTCGAAGAAGAAGATCATATTCGCGACATTCAGCCAAGCCCATGAGGGTCTAGATATCCCAACACTCGATACAGTTATCTTAGCGAGTCCTAAATCTGACATCACTCAAAGTATTGGTAGAATCATGAGAGAGACAAAGGGGAAGAAGAATGATCCTCATATCTATGACGTACACGACCCTTGGTCCATTTTTACAGCTATGTATTACAAACGGATGAAGGTGTACCGACAAGGTGGATTCAATATCCGTGGAAAGGTTGTAGAAGAAAAGAAGAGTGACTTCCCTCAGGGAAAGTGTCTGTTTTTATAATCTGAACATCTATTAAATGTCGGGTGCATTAATACAATTGGTATCCAAGGGAATACAAGATGTCTACTTGACGAGTGACGATGGACATTCATTTTTCCGGATGAAGTTTACGAGACATACAAACTTTTCTCAAGCACCCAAATACATTAAAAATATTTCAGACAAAGATACATCTATTAAAATTCCTGTATTAGGTGACGTTATTAATGGGTTATGGTTTGAATCGAGTTCTATAAACTCTAATGCGAATATCGCCTCCAATCTATTTTTTAATTCTACACTAGACCTCTTTATAGGGGGTCAAAAAGTGGATTCTCAGCCATATGACTACTTTGGTGATATATGGCCAAACTACTTAGCCGATACATGGAATAAATCTCAAGAACTTAACAATAAAACTTCGACATCTAACTTTACATTTGTTCCACTTCATTTCTTTTTCTGTGATCATAAAGCATTTTTACCTCTCATAGCATTACAACATCACGAAGTTGAAATAAGAATTAATTTTGATGAAGCAAATTTAGCTACTATAGCAGCCGGTGAAAAGACGGCTAAAATATACGGAAACTACGTGTATTTAGATAAAGAAGAAAGAGAGTCGTTGATTAGTCGATCGTTAGATTTCGTCATTACACAAGTTCAAAAAATCGAGTTTCCTCTCACGACTACTATCGATAACACATTGGCCAGTAATGAAAATGTATGTGACATATCTTCTTTCAATCACCCAGTTAAATCGTTATTCTTTGGGTTTGGTGCAAATAGTGGCGATTTCGCAAATGATCGTTTCACATTTAAGAATGCCGATTTACAAATAAACGGGATACCTCTACTCGAACAGATGAGTCCCATGTACTTTCACACCATTCAAAATTATTTCAAGTCGTCATTTGGAACATCTGAATTTATCGCAGAGAATCAGGTACTAATGTATACCCGTTTCTTCGCCTACCATTTCTGTATGAATGCATCGGACTATAATCCATCTGGTTCCTGTAATTTCAGTCGGCTCGATAACGCCAAATTAACCATCAGAGGCGCAGAGAAAGGATTGAATAGACCAAGTAACCAGGGACTTGTTGTGTACGCATTAAATTATAACGTGTTGAGAATCAAGGACGGTTTAGCAGGAATTTTATTCGGTAGTTAATGTATAGATGGGTAGAACTGTTCGTTTCGATCAGATTTTTGTGTCGA